GGGGAAGAATTATTCTACCCTGCTGTAGTGGACTCAGATGATAAGGTAGTATCTGTTGATACCACCCATGCAAAGTGTAGTAATGTTGGGTGTTCTCTTGGTCAAGAGTTTACAGATACAATTAAAATAATAGCTATTAATTATTAGGAGGATGACATGGCTGATGAAGAAGTAGAAGTACAAGAACCTGATGAAAAAGATTTAAAGATTACAGAACTACTTAGTATAAATAAAGAACTAAGAGAAGAACTAGCACAACATAAGAAGTTATTTGATTTACATAGGGCTGTACTAGAACCTTATGTAAGTAAGATAATGAAAGACATGGTGTCTAAACTAGAAATCAATTTAAAGGAGAAGTAAATGAATAAGAAAATGAAAAGAGCAAGAACAAGAAAGGGTACTTATAAAGCTGACAATCCTAAGACCCCGACTATTAATGAAGCATACATAGCTAGTATTCTAGAAGGTTATCAGAATACTATGAAGAAATACTTTACTCTATATTAGGATAAAAAAATGTTTATGATAATTTCTATGGTATCAAACCTTATATTTTATATAGATAATAAAGAGTTCTTTGATGAGGCTAATAAACAAACAGCAGATAATCCTAATGTTGAATGGATTTATGTTGATAAACAAAGACCTAATCCTAATGCCAAGTCAATAACTCTCCCTGATTTTGAGGGTAAACCATTTATTATTTTTAAATTAAAAGAAAGTAATCGTTCTTATCATTTAAAGTAAGGAGATATAAATGAGCATCATTGAAGGTAAGGTATGGGGTAGCACTGAGCCTATCCTACAATCACCAGCAGTAGAGGTACATAGAATTAAGGTAGATATAGGTGGGTATTGTTCTCAACATAAACACCAATCAAAGATCAATATGTTCTATGTTATTAGCGGTGAACTAGAGATCCAGAGATGGAAAGACTATGGCTTATGTGACAGCACTCATCTGTTTGCTGGCGATACTTCTATAGTACCAGCAGGGGAGATGCATAAGTTCATAGCACATCAATACACAGAAGCTCTTGAGATTTATTGGGCTGAGTTAAATCACAATGATATTATAAGAGAAAATGTAGGAGGAACAGGAGAATGATATTTTTAATAGGTTTACTTATAACTACTGGTCCAGTTTTATTAGATATAACAGATGTAATACTTTATACAGGAGGGTAACATGGATTTAATTATACTATTACTAATGATATTAGGAGGTTAGAGTGTCCTTTATAATTGTACACGTACCTGTACCTAGTGACATAGAGTCATACTCTTGTATGCCTGATGATACAGGAGAGGGTATAGAATATTTTAATTCATCCCATGAAGCGTTTGAATGTCTAGAGATTATGGGATTAGAATCTGATAAAGACTTTAAAGTGTTGAGGGTACATTGAAATTTATAATTAGTATTATACTTATGATGTTTGCTTTCATGTCAATGGCAGAGGCAGATGAAAATGAAGATGACTTCACTTGTTTGGTTGAAGCTATATACCATGAAGCTAGATCAGAACCACTGATGGGAATGATAGCTGTAGCTAATACCATACTCAACAGAGTGTATAGTAAGAGGTATCCTAATACTATATGTGGTGTAGTACGTCAAGGAAAGTATTGGGAAGGAAGTCCAGTAAAGCATGCCTGTCAGTTCTCATACTGGTGTGATGGTAAACCAGAAATGTTTAATGATATGGCATCACTAAAAAAATCTATTGGTGTTGCAGAAATGTCACTGATGGGTGTAGTAATGAGGAATACCCTTAACTCTACACATTATCATGCTACCTATGTTAAGCCTGATTGGTCTAAAAAAAGTAGGTTTCTTAGATTAGACAAGATAGGTAATCATATTTTTTATCTTGACAAGGGTAAATAATTAGTGTATAATAGTACTTATATTAGTACTTAAATAGATAATTACTAAGGTATAATTATATGACTATAAAAGATATAGATATATTATTAAAACAAGTTAATATATTAAAACAACATTTAAAAGAAAGAGATAGTACAATAAAAAAACTTAGAGATGAACTGTCTCTAACAAAACAAACACAAGCTAATAAAAAATGGGTAGAGCTAGATGACTAAAAACTTATGGCAAAAAGAAAGAAAGTATTTATTTAATGATCTTGTTAGACAATACAGGGAGGAAGGGTATACACAAAAAGAATCAAAGAAGTTAGCTAAACAAGAAATAGATGAGCTTATGGAGGATAAAGAAGCTTTTGTAGATAACTTATGGAAGGAGTCTTATACTGATGTCTAGATGGGAAGTTTATTTAAACAAACAAGTAGGTGATGTTGTTGTAAGTAGTTTTAAAAATAAGAAGGAGGCTATCGAAGAACAAAAATATAGGGATGACTTACTTAAAGTGTTTGACAAAGGATCTGAAGTAAGGTATAATATTAGAGAAGTTAAAAATTAAATATCCTGAAGGAGCAGACTAATGGGTGAAACATGGGGTCAAAGAGGTGAGTGTCCTGACTGTGGTTCAAGTGATGGTAACGTAGAACATAAAGAAGGCCACTCATTTTGTTTTGTCTGTAACACTAGATTTGGAGAGAGCAAACCACAAGAACAAAGGATAGTTAAAATGTCTGAAACAATTCCAATAGTAAAGACTACTGGTTTACTGTCCGATATTCCAGACAGAAAGATAACTAGAGATACTGCCAAGAAGTATGGTACTCAGATAAAGAAAACAGATAACGTAGTTACCCACCATATCTATCAGTACTACGATAAAGATGGTAATCATGTTGCCAATAAGGTACGTGAGGTACAAGGTAAAAAGTTTTGGTCAGAAGGAAACATAGGTAGTAGTGCATTGTTTGGTCAGAACTTATTCAATCAAGGTGGAAAGTATATTACTGTATGCGAAGGTGAGATAGATGCTATGTCTGCCTATCAAATGTTGGGTAGTAAGTGGCCTGTTGTTTCTATTATGAATGGAGCAGCATCAGCTTTACAGAACTGTAAGAAATCTTTTGAGTACCTTAACAAGTTTGATACTGTAGTACTGTGTTTCGATAATGATGAGCCGGGTAAAGAGTCTGCCAGAAAGGTAGCTCAACTCTTTGAACCCAACAAATGTAAGGTTGTTAATCTAGAACTAAAAGATGCTAATGATTACCTAAAGGTTGGTAAGGCAGAAGCTTTTACACAGGCATGGTGGAATGCTAAAGCCTATACACCAGCAGGTATTGTAAATCTAGCTGATCTTGGTGACAGTTTATTTGAAGAAGACTTTTGCGAAACTTGTCTCTATCCTTGGCCTGATCTAAATGATAAGACCTATGGCATTAGGACAGGAGAGCTTGTCACCTTTACAAGCGGTGCTGGTATGGGTAAGAGCAGTATCATTCGAGAGCTTATGCATCATATTATGATGAGTACTAATGATAGCATAGGTGTTCTTGCAATGGAGGAGAACATAAAGAATACAGCTTTTAATCTTATGTCTGTTGAAGCTAATGCTAGATTGTATATTAAGGAGATACGAGATAAGTTTACACCTCAGCAATTAAGAGAGTGGCGAGATGCTACAGTAGGTACTGGAAGGTTCTATGCCTTTGATCACTTTGGTTCTATATCTAACGATGACATACTTGATAGAGTAAGGTTTATGGCAAAGGCTCTGGATTGTAAGTGGGTATTTCTAGATCACCTATCTATTCTGGTATCAGGACAAGAGGACAATGGTGATGAAAGAAAGTCTATTGATATTTTAATGACCAAGTTAAGATCATTGGTAGAGGAGACAGGTATAGCGTTGCTACTTGTATCCCATCTTAGAAGACCTACTGGAGACAAAGGACATGAGGATGGTAGAGAGGTATCTCTGTCTCACCTTAGAGGTTCAGCCAGCATAGCACATCTATCTGATAGTGTTATAGCATTGGAACGTAATCAACAGGCAGGAGATGAAACAGAATCCAATACAACTGTACTTAGAATATTAAAGAATAGGTATACTGGAGACACTGGTATTGCCTGTAAGTTATATTATGATAGACAAACTGGTAGAATGTCTCAACTTGATAATGAGTTTATGGAGAATGAAGATGCCGTATAGTGATCCAG